CTCATGCTGCTGCTCCTTCTGCTTGGGCTTCTGCTCATGCTGCTGCTCCTTCTGCTTGGGCTTCTGCTCATGCTGCTGCTCCTTCTGCTTGGGCTTCTGCTCATGCTGCTGCTCCTTCTGCTTGGGCTTCTGCTCATGCTGCTCCTCCTTCTGCTTGGGCTTCTGCTCATGCTGCTTCTGCTCATGCTGCTTCTGCTCATGCTGCTGCGAGAAGGATTTTTTTGAGGTTTAAACACAAGTACTTTAGGATCTTTATGAAGTAAATGTTCTAATTTATCTATCAATGCTCCTTCTTTAGTATCATCGTGAACTTTAAATGCAGGATCTTCTTGTTCTTTACGTGGCATGGCGCGGTAACCCATATACATGTTTCTTTGACGTTGAAGACTCGACATAAAATCTTGAAGTTGATTTGGATCGGTTATAGGAGTATAATTTTCAATAACTTCCCCATTTCTTTTTTTAATTGTAGCGAGGTCACCTTTTTGTGCGGTTCCATCCCAAGTTCCATTCCAACTATTGGAAGTAGAGCCATTATTAGTTATGGTTTCAACGTGTCCTTTAGTAGTAATGTTCATTAATATATATATGTATATATTATATTATTTATGAAAGAACCCAAAGAGTTTCCTTCATTAATTTATTCCAATACATTAAAATTAAAAGTGGATATTAAAACCATAAAAAAAGTAAACAGCAAAAAGCACATGGATGAAATCCTTTCAAAACCTTTTCTAAAGAACTATTTTTCATTGACAGGCGCTACTACCACAAATTGAAAATAGATTTCTTTTTAATGTCTATGCATACACAAACCATGACCAGTTGGGCTGAAAAAGTTCGCTACGAAGAACCGGTTGAAATCACAAAACCCAATCCCATACCTCTAGGATGGATTCGATTGAAAAAAGATAAAACAACCGGTTTAACCGTGATGGATCAAAACGATCACGATAATTCTTTTGCGCAAAGTCCCGTCGACTGGGACCACGTAATGACCGCGGCAATAGGTAAGATGCAAGAACGGTGGGAATGGCATCATTATTTACAGGGTACTTACTATGACTATAGTATCCAAGATGACATGGATCACTATGAAAGCGAAGAAGATGACACTTTATCGGACAGTGAATCAGAGGACGAGCAAAATGTACATTTAGCGGGTGGAGGTCGTTATTATGATGAAAATTAAGTTAAACTAGTATCAAAAAAAATACAACATATAGTAATGGATACAATAGATAATTGGTTAGATACGATAAATGAAAAAGAAAAAGAAAATAATTTTTTTTACAAATCACCGATTACGGACATTGACATAGAGTTTTTTTATATTTCCAATAAAAATATCATTACAGATAAAAAAACAATTACCTATTCTTTATCTCAACCAAATAAATTAAATAAAAAGGATGTTGTTTATTTACTAAGCAAACACAATAAAACAAACTATAAACTATTAGATATTCTTGTCTATCAAATGTCATTGCCGGCAAATGAATTACACTATATGGATAGTTATAATGGTTTAAAAAGTATAAAAACGTTAGATGATATTTTATTTGAAAATGTCATACCTTATTTTAACGATTTAACTACTATGTATGTATTATTTTATGAAAAACATAATAAATTAACTACTACTAAACGAGTGCTTATGAATTCTAAGCATAAATATACTAGAAGAATATACTAAATGTCATCAATATCAATTTCATCTTCTCCTGTTATAGCATTATCTTCTGTAAATACTATGGGTGTTTCGGTTGCAATTGTATTTTCTTGTGGTTCGGACTCTTCTTCAAATAGGATGTCTTGGTTGTCTTCTATCATTTTCTGACCATTTTTGTCTTCGATGGACGTGAGAGGTGTCCAGTCTATGTCAGTTTTTTTTAGTTTTTCAATATCACTTGAACTATATACTTCAAGTAGATCACATTTATCTAGTTTCCCGTCTTTTGTTGTTTCCCAATCGCGAAGTCCTATCAATACCCAAGAAGCCACACTGATCGTATGATCTCTTTTACTGCGTCCACGGAACTTTTGTCGTATCATACATATGCGTTTTTTTCCATCCAAACACAATACTTCAACCATTGCATTACCCAAGATTTTTGTTACTCCTGCATAGAGTTCTCCCTCTTCTTGGGGTAATCGCAGCGTTTTTTGTTGAGTACCACTGGTTACGTGTTTACGTCCCATGCCTTTTGATTTTCTACCGCCTTTCATATTGCGTACCATGATATAGTACTTATTTATAATTTTTACTTTTAAATTTCAATTTATACCGTTTTACCGCTTTCGTGTAGTTGCTCGCCTACTGTTAAGTAAGTGTGATGTTCCCAAGGTATTTCCAATTCTAAATGGTGTTCCATAAGAATATCTTCTAGTCGTTTTACTTTATCTTTAAGTAATTGAATATCATTGTAATCATTGGATACTAGCGATGTTTTTTTAACAGGATAACTATTATCATAAGACACTATTGTAAAATAAAGTCTTATTGTGCTTAAAGATGTATTTAGTTTAGGTTCTAAAGTAAATAAATCTTCTGGTTTTACAAACTCATTTGGTTTTATAGTCTTAATACCTTTTAAACAATCTACTAGTAATCGTCGTGTATACTGAGTTAAAAAAGGTTTTTGTGGTTCAATGTCTACATAAATCATTTTCTCCATTTACTATGTTTGACGACTATTTATTGTGTAAAGGAAACGGAATATAGTTTTTTATACATATTATTTGTTTGTTCGTCCAACTCATACCCATATGTGTCGGAAAAGGATTCCAACTGTTCGTCGTTGGCGAATACAATGCTTTGATTTACTTGTTTACCGCCGTAATGATCTATTCGTTCTCGCCATAAAGGGCATGCATAACTATACAGCAACCAATGCTGAAGTATAGATACTAATTGTGATTGTGTCATATTTTGTCTTGTGGGATACTTTACATTTAATTTTAGGGTCTCATATGGTCGATCGTTTGTTACTAAAGAGGTATATATGGTTAGTCTTTTTTTATGGGTAAGCCAACTACCATAACTAGTGTTTATAGGATAGTCTTGTGTTATATGTAAACAAGTTGCAAATAGCATTTGTTTTATGGTATCTATCTGATAGTTTGCTGTTATAGTATGATAATACCTTAGTAGTTCAGGATCTATACTTTCGTGGTTATTTGCGTATTGGCAAACGGATTCGTACATCTCTGGTAAACTATCTAGTTGAGAGGATTGAATTCGTTTGTATACATTATTCCAATCTTGTTTACTAATTAAATAAACAAATGGTTTCAAACTAGATGTATAGACACTTAACCAAGAAGGTTTTCTACCCCGATTTATTTTTGGAGATTGCATGGCTGCTTGGTCATAAAACGTGGAATGTTGTTTAATTCGTAGATTATTGGCTATATATACGAGTATAGCGTAGTCGTTGGTATTGCTATAAAGCATGCGTTTTTTGTGGATATATTTTTCAAAACAAGGGTAGGTTAGTGCATAATATTGATAATATATTTGGGTTAACCATTCCATACATTCTTCTTGATAACCAGAATAATAGTATTCAGCCAGCCAGTAACTTAATTCTTGTTTTTCATCGAATTGTATACAATATACTATATTTAGTTTAACGTGTTCTACAAGATATAGTAGTCTTGTTAGCATATAGCGTTTTGCCTATTACACGATAAGATATTCTTTTTGTTCAATTTACAATGTTTATAGAACCATTATCCTTTGCCAAGATTAGAATAAGAAGTGCGATCTATTTTGTCTCTATGAATCATTTCTTTCACTGTTTTTCTTTTTGGTTTTATTTTATCTAATAAAAAGTAAAGACTTTCTACACTAGATTCTTGACTATAGATTTCTTTACATAACTTTTTGGTCTCTTTTATAGAGTAACGTCGATTGCCATCATAATGAATATTTTGTGTATAGATCTGTAATATATACCCTATTGTGACGTTATCATAATAGTTTTGTTCAAACATATACGACACTACACGTAGGGTTAATATGGATAAAGAATAATTATCCCATGTTTCCCAAGTGGTCATTAATTGTTGGATGGCGGTTTCTTTTTCCGTATCCATGTACTGTTTGTAGTATCCTATAGCGCCTTCCTTATATTTGTCTTTAAACTCACGAGTAAATAAGGAAAAAATGGGACAATAATTTATATAGTTGTTGCATATCATACTAATATCTTCTTCTTCTAGTGTGTCTTTTTCGTGAATTAAAAAATTAATAAAATGTATTTCTAAACACCAAACATAATATTCAGGAGCAAATACATAAAAATACTTGTGCCATGACGTGGAATCTACTTTTTCCATGGGGATGGATATACCAAAATCAATGATAATTGGATTTCTATTGATTCTACTATAGACTATATTATCATCTTTTATATCGCAATGGACTATTTTTTTCTTAATTAAAAATTCTATGGATGATAGTAGAAATGTATAAGAATCTATGTATTGGGTAAGTATACTACGTGTATCGTTAGTATCTACATTTACGAGGGATTCAAAATAACTTTCTTGATTGATATAAGGAACTGTCATCAATACAAAATCACTATTCATATTTTTTGCTACCGGTTTACACGATTTTACCAAGGTTTTTTCTATTTCACCTATTTCAATGGATTCTGTTTTCAGAATAGGGGCAAAGTAAAAAATAAAATGTGGTATGGTCATGACTAATTTACTTACTTCTATTTCGTTAGAGGAAACCGCACTTTTATGTTGTAATTTTACCACATTATTTTTGTCTAGTTTGGATGAATCTTTTACATCAAATCCTGGATGATACACACATCCATATCCACCTTGACTAATTAGTTTACTCATATTTATACTATTCCGAGGTTTTATTTTTTTGTTTTATTACATAATATCTATTCATATAAGCTTTATGTAGATCTTGATCCATTTCAAGATAATCACCATATGTTCTTTGGTAATGATGATAGGCTTGTATGGGTTTTTCCGTGCTATGTGCTTTGATGTGTTCATCCATTTCGCGTAATAGTGGTTTGGGTATACTAGTTCTTGTTTTACGGGTTGTTTTTTTTCCTGATTTTTCTTTGGTAAATTGCTTACGTATATAATAACGAGATGAATGATACATTTTAGCGACTACATCTCCTTCAAATCCTAGTTGAGTAAGCCGTTTCGTTTCTTTATCCATTAGTTCATGGTGATCTTCTTGCCATGTTTTCCATGCTTCTTTGTAGGCGTGTTTGTCATTAAATTGATGAATGCGATTGAATTCGTATAATGCACTAGTAGTTTCCTCGCTAAATGTGAATCGGAATACTTTAAATGCCATAGACTGGGTGTTTTTTACAACATACCATAAAAAACATTTCAATTTATTATTGTATGTATATAAGATATAATGTATGCTCTTTCTACACGGATGTATTTACACCCTACTACAAAAGAATACAGTCAGGTGTTTCAGGTGGAACCCAAACCAAAGGGTGCGCTTTTAAGTATTTTAAAAAGAGTGGCACCTTTAAAAGTATCCCCTTATAAAGGGTTTAATGACTGTGAAGGATGCATTTATGTAGTGAAAAACTTAAACCCCGAGCGTAGATGCAGTACTGAATTTTTAGCGATGGAAGATTTACCCTTACTATTTTGCTTTTTAACAGAAAAAGGATATGATATAGATACCAAATTGACGAAACTCATGGTACAAGGTAAATCGGCGGCGACGAAACGAAATTTGGTTTGTTATATTCGACAAACGTAAGCTTACATTTACGTGCTAACAGTACGGCGGCGGCGGCGGCGGTACGTTTTCGCTTATAAAGATATTATTTAGTGTTTTTTTTGATACTCTACTATACTTTTGCCCCACTTATAACTCCAATACAAACTCATCAGTTGTATTAAACCTCCACTATAATAGATAATAGTATAGTTAGAATAGCGATATATCATAATGGGCATGGCGATATTACGTGTAACCATGTAATAACTAAAAAATAGTTTATCATAGTGTATTGGAAGACTTTTACGTTTCTTTAATACACCTCGGAGATTAGTAATAATTGCCGACGATTCAGTAATAAAAAACATTAGCAATGAATCATATAGCGGAAAACTATTCCACATACTAAATATGGCCACTAAACTAATGATATGATGCGGTAAATATATATATCGTTTATATAAAATCACTTCCATTAAAGAGTCTTCTATAAAATAAGTCGCGCTAGTGTATTTTGCAAGGTTTACATAAAACAAGGGATTGCTTGAAAAATATCCAATCAAAGAAGTCGCGGTTAAAAGTAGATTGAATCCCATATTGATCCAAATCATCTTTTATATTCCCTATATTTTATTATACTACGGGATACGAAGGCTGCATGGCTATGCCACATACGCCTGGATCATTGTCACTGTCCGTTCGCGCAATCTTGACATAACCATGATCACCCCAGCTTGTACCCCAACTGTTTTTTACCAACCAATACAGTTGCCCGTCTTCTTCGCCATACCCTACGACCAAGACCCCGTGGTCTAGTTGGGTTCCACAGGCGTTATTGTTGATGACTCCGCCCGAATAAAACTGGAATGCCGCCGTGTCGGCTTCTATGGCGACGGAGACCGGTCCTTTCGCGACAGCTTCCTTGAGATGCATCTGATTGTTACTGGTTACGTCTACGCAAGTAGAAAAGCTGGCTTGCGTATCACAGTCCACGCAACTGTCGGATGCTGCTTGGTAGGGATCTTCGTCTTCGGTGCACATGCCGTGATCAATGGCATAACGAAATGCCGAGTCCATTTCACCGCCGTTGCATGCTAGATCGCCATAGGACAAGCTACAGTCAATAAGTTGTTGTTCGGATAGGGATTCGAGGTTACCGGCGTGGATTGCCCAAGCGCCTTCCATGGCGCCGGTGGCGGAAAAACTCCAACAACTGCCACATTGCCCTTGATTTTTCACGGGAGTTACGGCGTTGTTTGTGCGCCAATCCACGGATTCAGGTAGGGAACTTGCGTTTGTGCTTGATTGAAAGGTTTTGCAGGTGCGTGTTTTATGACTAAATCTGTATCCTTTGTAGGTACTATGAAAGTCCACGGGATGAATGTCCATGAATTCGTTAAAATCTAGCCCATGGGAGTAGATATCTGGATGGTGTAAAATCCAATCTTTATTGTAAAAATAATTATCATAAGCATATTGATAGTCTAGGCGTGATGCATAGGTTTTGTTGTAACTTTCCGTATATTCTACAAATTCTTGTAGAGAGGGATAGTCTATACTTTGCACCACTAAAAAAGACAAGGAAGTAAAGTTGCCCATATATATGGATATGCACACGTCTTTTTATATCCTTTAACTAATTGTACAACGTCCTCCGTTTTCTTGAGGATACATGTAGGGATGTTCGGTCATATATTCGTGTTCTAGGGATTCTGGGGGTGTACCAATTCGATGATCGGAATCACTATCATCCTCCGACAGTACAACTTGATCGGGACTTTGATCGAGAAGCATGATCGCCATGGCAGCATAATTATGGAGATCGATTAAGGTATCACGCAATGTTTCGGTCTTTACGAGAGAAATATCCATTTTACTAATGTGTTGTAGACGTTGGATTTTATCCCCAAGGCGCACCAATACACCGATAGGTCCGTAATTTGCAAAGGCATCACCGTAATCTGCGTTTTTCCGTTGAAAGAGTTCGAAGGCTTCTTGCTGTACTTGTTTTAATTGTTCGGGGCGAGTAGTCATTTATATGTTTAACTTGTTTAATTATTTTTAATTCAATTTATATACAATGAATATTGCCATGCGTGTTTTTGAACATCCCTTAAAACACTATTTTACTAAGTGGAAACATGTAAGTCACAATACCTGTTATCATTCAGATAGCGATACGAATAGTGATGAATTATCCGAGGAATTAACGGATGATAGTGTACATCCCGGGGATTTAGAATACAATGATGAATATAAAGATGAATTATTGTATAAAAAATTAAGTTTTACGGCGGTTGAAAACCGACTAAATAAGTATTATTATAAAGACAACGAGCGGTTATCTTGTTCCTTGGATATTGTGGCTAGTTATTTAAAAGGACAAAATCATATTTACATGGAATCCAAATATCATTGTGAAAAACAATTAAATAAATTAATGATGCCCGCTATGTTATTATCCGCAATAGCAACCGTGTTGTCCGCCATTGTCAATTATATATGGCGGGGTAAACTAATCTTGTCTTCTGTAAATGCATTAATTGGATTATTGTTGGCGTTAGTCAATTATTTAAAACTAGATGCGGCGGCAGAGGCGCACAAAACATCTGCGCATCAGTATGATAAATTGCAGTCTAGTTTAGAATTTCAATCGGGGTCCCTGTATTTGTTTTATTCCTTAAGTAAAAAGCAGGGTGTGGAGCAAAAGTTATTGGACATTGAAAAAAAAATTAGCGAGATAAAGGAAACCAATCAATTTATCATTCCTCGTCCCATCCGCTATAAATATCCTATTTTGTATAATACGAATATTTTCGCGATGATTAAGAAAATAGATGCTTATCGTGATAAAACCATAACCAAATTAAAAAATGTGAAAAATGAATTACGATATATTGAAGCCATGCAACACGCTGGGCATTTTACATTGTGTGGAAATCAGGAAAATAAACAAATGTTGGAAAAGTTGTTTGAAATCAAACAACAAGCTATTAAAGAACTTTTAGTGTTAAAATCAGCCTTTACGTGCATCGATCAAATGTTTATGCAAGAAATCAAAAATGCGGAACATCTCTCGCCGTGTTGTGCCGGAGGAAAGCATACAAATCCAGAACAAATCAATGGTTTTTTAGCACAAATTTTAAATCCTTTTGATGATGATAAATTATTACATATCGATATACGAGACTAATTATTATATGTGAATATTGTATATGCCTTATGATACATCTCCAACTAATGTTGGTTTAATACGAGGTGTTACTGAGGGGGAGCCTTATGAGAAAGAAATGGAAACTCCACTAAGCACGGCAGCAAATCCTTCTTCTAGTGATAAGGGTATAGAACCACTTGATATGCCACCGGATGCAATGCCATCGGATGCAATGTCACCGGATGCAATGCCACCGGCTGCAATGCCACCGGATGCAAGACAATCAGCGCCTATGGATCATGACATACATATTGATTTGCTTACTAGATTATTTACACATATTCATAGTGCAAGTAGTTTACCTACATTAGCCCATCAATTTGGTGAATTTGTAATAGAACAAATTGAAGAAGAACTGAATCATGATATACAAAAAAAAAAAGAGTTTACCAAGTACGTGAAAGACATTTATCGACCAATTGTAAGGAAAAAAAAATCTATATTAAGCAAACCACAACAAGATGAGTTAGCGAGAGCGATAACAGAATTTAGTGATACAGTGCATCTACTTCCACAATATCAAGAGTTTGAAACTGTTATAGATAATGGGTATTCTGCATTAAAAAATAGAAGAAACAACTACACTAGGAAAGGTAAAAAAGGTAAAAAAAAACATACTAAAACACGGAGTAAAAGAGGCGGAAGCCGATCAAGTAGTAGTAGTCGTCATATGTCCCGAGGTCCACAATCCTTTTCATTTATAGTTATCGTTATTATTACATTGTATTTATTTGCGAGTTGGATTGGTATATATTATTACTTATCTAGAGTGGCCTCTAACTATGATTTTTCTCAAAATGATTCCTCTATAGATTTTGCTGCATTTTTAAGAGGGTTTTTTTCCAGAAACTGTTTTCAAGTTATCATAGACGCCGGGCGACGAGGAGGGACTTTATACTCAAATCATGTATTATATAATATATTTGAATCACTGTCTATTCTTATATTTAGTGTAAATAGTAGTTTAACTTTTGATGAAAGAAACTTTTTACAAAATCCTAGAAACGCAGAGTACATTTATCATATTCGTATTCTTTTTTGTGATGTTACCTTGGTAGGATTATTTTTAATGGTAACCGTCTATTATTGTATTAGGAGAATAGTAAATATAAGGAGGACTCATACTCCGCAAGGCGATAGTTATTGGAGTGACTATATGCTATTTATAAATCACATTATGGCAATAAGAGGGTTAATTACCACTGGGTTTAGTATTTTAGTAGGTCATCACCGAACACGCTATATGCAAACTCCTGACGGAGCATACGATACAATACTATATATGCTTGGTTTCAGTGGGAGAAATACAGGCACATTGTTTGACGATCCACGTGTTGCCACATTATCTATTTCAGAAGCACTGTATTTTGTAGTACAAAATAGAGTACGAGCGGTGTTACCTGATCCCCGAGTGGATCCTCCTTCTCTCACGCAGGGTTCTTCTTCTCCTTCTCCTCCTTCTGCTAGTCTTGCTCTTGCTCCTGCTAGTCTTGCTGCTGCTCCTTCTGCTAGAGGTTCTACACGTAGACTTAGTGCGGAACAAATGTTATCAGAGTTAGAAAGGTCATCAAATAATTAGTTGTTTTATAATTCAATTATTTTTTTCCGCCTCTCCTGGTACGTTGGGTATTATGTTTATTGTTATTATTTCTCTTATTATTTCTCTTATTTTTTGTGTTTTCTCCTCTTATCTTGTGTCTTCTCTTTTTATTTTCCTCTTTAATAACTTGGGCGAGTCTTGCTCGTTCTAAAAGTTGTTGTTGCATTGGAGATATTTTTTTCAAGGCGATTCCTAATAGCTTTTTATTACCTTGTTCTAAAAAAAACTTCACAGCATCTTGATCTTCATATATATCAAATGGTTTTTGCTCTAGGATAGCCTTTTTTTTAGCCTCATGCCATTGCTCTATTGTTGTAGTAGAGGGATCAAAAAATATATCTTCACCACTTTTCGTATTGATTACATAGTAATTTGGATTATTTCTGTCCATTTCCTCCACTCCTTGTATCAAACCATCATTACCGGTGGCTTTATTTACTATATCCGCCGGTGTATCTGCAATTAGACGTTGGTAAGGTGGTATTCCTGTTGGTTTGTCTGTATATAAATCATTTGCCATTAGTGTAGCTAATAATGCAAGTGTCATTACTCCTGTCCTTTTTCCGGTATTACTTATCATATTTTCCGTGATTCTTTTATTTTCTCTATGTTCTCTTTGTTCTTGATCTTGTTTTTTTTCAATAAAATCTCTAATTTTATCTTCTTGATCTACATAAAATGCTTCGGCAGCTTTATAAGTAATTGGTGCGTTTTCACTTATATATCTTTCCCAATTTTCTGTACGTATATTTAGGTTTTGCATTCTTATTTGATTGCTTTCTATTTTTGCAATTAATTCATTTAATCTTTGAATCGTTGGTCCATAATGTTCTGCTCCAGCTGTCGGCATCAACAGACCTGCATTATATCTACTTTGTGTTAGTGGGATTTGTGTTCTCCTATCTGACTGCATTAATTGGTCACTTAGTGGTGTCCGATCAATAGGGGTTTGAGACATAAGTGGGGCGTGGGGTGATGGTACCATTGGCAACAACCGATTTTCCACCATCGCCGGTCCCTCTATCCTCATTGCCGCCATCGCCACTGCCTCCGCCTCCGCCTCTGCCACGGCCTGCGCCTCCTTCTCCTGCTCCTCGGCAGTCACTGCGGTGGTTTGACGTGATGTTCGCGATTTTTTTCTTGCAGGTCCAGGAATACGAAGTGAGGGACTAGGGGGGCGTTTATTTGATGGACTTCCTACTCCACCGCGTTTTTTGAAATTACGTTTAGTTTTTCTTTGCTTTCTTTTTTGAGTTTTTCTACGAGGCATATATACTATAGTATTATTAAAAAATAGATATACTATAGTAACTCTAAACAAAAGTAGCCTCTTTTCTTTTTTGTAGTTGTTTTTCCCGACAATAATTCTCTATGCTAGGATGTTGTTCTGCAAAATCATCCATGGTAAAACGAAACACATCCACTTCTTTGCTTTGACCGATGCGATGACACCGCGCGACCGCCTGATCTTCCACCCCGGGATTCCAATGAGGACTCACAAAATAGATCTCGCTAAATTTCTGAAGATTAAGTCCTTCGCACCCCGTTTGGATTTGAAGGATCAAGACATCGCAGTCTCCTTCAAGATATCTGTTTTTGTCTTGTTTGCTGGTGCGACCGTCTACCACGTGAACGATCATGTCGTGATTTTCCAACAGTTGTTGCAGTGCGTCCATTTCTCCGTGGAACTGGCAAAACACTATTTTGCGTCGTTTGTTGTCTTTCCGTTTCACAAGAATATCCACAACACGATCTAGTTTGGATTGTCCTTCACCACCTTTGTTTACGATGCTGGATCCTTCCTCCTCTAACTGTTGTGGGCGATTTTTCTTGACAAGATCAGGATATGCGCACATTTGTCGTGCACGCATGAGGAATCCTAAATGATGCGAGGCAATTCCACTGCTCCATGGGTTGGATGGTTCGCTGGGTATAAATCCTAGATTGGAATGTATTTCCTTGGATAGGGATAGTTCAAATGTGTTTTTCCATTCTACGTGAATGGGTTTGTGAGTAGTACAAGGCGGCAGTTTAATACCCACTTCTTGTTTCGTACGTCGTAGCATGTATTCCTTGCAGACGATGGGTATATTATCTTCTTGTACGTAATAGGTGGGATTCATACCTAGAATAGCAAACAGGGAAAACAGATCTTTGCGAGAGTTTTGGATGGGGGTGCCGGTAATCAGCCATACGCATTCTTTTTGCAAGGCGGCGGCGCCTTGGTGTTGTTTTGTTTTTGGATTTCGTAGGTGATGAGCTTCATCAAATAGCACGCGATCCCAGGTGATATCGCGAAGCGGAGTTGTTTGTTTGGCGATTTCGCCGTAGGTGGTTAAAATGATGGGACACTGTTGTAGAAATTCTTTGGTATATAACAGTTTATCGCTTCCGTGGTAAATGGGTGCGTTGTACCCGCACGTTAGGCGAATGGTTTCATACCATTGGTGCAGTAGTACTAGAGGTAAAACAATAAGAGTATGGTTTTTTGGTCGTGCTTGGATGACGGCGAGCATGGTGATGGTTTTACCGAGACCCATTTCATCGGCGAGAATGCCTCCCTTGTGTTGGGCGGTTTCGTGTTCGCGGGTTAAGCACCATTCCACGGCTTCTGATTGGTGCGTTTTTGCGTCATAACCGGCTTGTTTTACAAAAGAATGGTAATTCATGGAGTAGACTTTTAGTTACTTTAGTTACTTTTGTATTTTTTTTTTCAATTCGTGGGATCTTGTAGGTCACTACACGAATTGAAAACTATTTTCACACTTTGGTTAAAAGTATCTATTCTCATGTCGTCGTTGCATGTTATTTCGAGCATTGATCCTTATGTTCTCGCCAGTTATCAACACAAACAGTTGCTAAGTAAGTTGGCGGTTTTGGTCGCCAATTATACGATTCCTACAGAATTACCGGAACTGCGTCAGCAAAACGAGATGATAGAACGTGTCTATCAAACATTATTGCAGCAAGGTGGCGATAAGCGGCGGCATCATCGTGGTAGTCGGGAGGAGCGTTTACCGAATGGTTGTTATTTGCGTCAACGTCTTTCTCTACCGAAAAAAGGGGGGTATCACGACAAGGTGTTGCATAAGGTAAACGGAACTTATATTTGCGAGAAGACCAAAGAGTTGTACAACACGCTACATCAAGCCAATGAGGCGCACTATGTGGAATGTGGAAAAGTGTGGACGAAGGAGGATGAATCAAAAAATCCTCGTCACAAAGCAGGAAAAGCGAGAAATGCAGTATCGGCGTGGGGTAACGGTGTTAATTCGCAGGCGTTTTATGCGCTTCGGGCGGGAACGCAAGATCAATATGATGTTCCAATCATAGACATTAATGACGAGGAGTGGTATACTGCAAACCTTTCTAGCATCGAGGTGAGTAAGGTATCGTAGATACATAAATTGATTATTGTTATTTACTTTTTTAGTTGTCACATCTTATTTAGTATGACTAATGTTCCAATGCAACGCCGATATGGTAATATTCCCACGCAATCTCGTTATAAAAGGCGAATCACGTGTTTTTGGAACTATGATACCAAGGAGTGGTTACCGTTTATTGATCCAGACAAGCATCGTTTTACGTTGTATCAAGCAACATTAAATTCAAATCAATTGAAAACCCTTAAGACCAATGAGTTTACGACACAATCGTGTGGTTTGTGTGGTAAAATAGGGCATACGCGGCGTTCGTGTTGGCATTTACCACATACGAACCTTCAAACCCCGGACCCCTGCGACGACGGTTGCTCGTCTCCTTGTTTTCACACATTTAGCGGTGATGATGAAAAAGCACAATATGCTCGTTATGTGTTGTATTACATAGGTCATACTTTAGAGAAGGCTGCCGGTATTTGTTGGGCATCGTATCTAGCAAGTGGAGGTAAATTAGGTATAGAATATTTGTATGATGTAGGCGAGGATGAGACTATTACGAATATTCGTGCCTTTGCGTTTAAGATGGATAAGGATAATAACATGTGTCGTTGCCGCACTTGTTATAACTATATGGCTGATCGAATAGGTCAATTTCCTTCATATATTCAAAAAAGGCATGAGAAGGTATCAGCGATAGAGACATCGGAGTTGCAGTTTTTGGACGATGGAGAAATTCGGGAGCAGCTTAAGATGGTAACCATTAAATCGGATGGACAGTGTCCTATCTGTATGGAGGAAATATTGAACGTAGACAAGGTGATTACGAAGTGTGGGCATGTCTTTTGTGGCAGTTGTTTGTTTCAGAACATGGGTACTTCCACCGTTTGTCCCATGTGTCGTGTATCGCTGGTAGATTTCAAACCCATACGTAACCAAATCACGATATTGGAGCAGGAGGTAGATATCTTGCGCACGGAGTTGAACAACAGGGTGCGAACGATGCGTCGAGTTCAGAATATGATACGAGAAAATATCTAAGGGTATAGTAATGGCGCCGAGATATAATCCAAGAAAATGGAATAGCAAACCTTATAGAAAGAAAAGTCATAATTGTTATGCTTATTTTTTAAATAAGACGAATCGTCGTTTTGAGCGACAATGCAAAAAAACTAAACAAAGGAATAGGAGATTGAGGTGTCGGAGACCGCAACCAGGTTATGCGGCGGGGTATCCGCCAATCAGCGATCCGAAACATTATACGTGTAGGCGTATACATAGGCGTGTGATGGCGGATAATCCGCGTATTCGTCGTTCCACGCGTCGTCGGCGATGTGGTCGTGGGTATTACAAGGGTGCCTTGGTCATGGATCCCCATCCTAAGCCGGATATAGACTATCATTTTTATCGTCAAGATCGAGGGGGGACGTGGAGTCACAAGGATGCGTGGGGTGCGGCGACCAATCGAGATGCGCGAGGTGCGGTTATAGAGGATCCGGCGGATGCTTCGCGAGATTATCGGCGTCCACGGGGACGAGGTCGAGGGAAACACTATAGCGAATTTTGTGGTTATTATTGTTTGCCGAATGATGGCAAGAAAAAGCGCATGGCAATTTAGCTTTGCGTGAGCGGCAATTTAGCTTTGCGTGAGCGGCAATTTAGCACCGGAAGGTCCATTCGCGTGCTTTGTAGGATTTTATCTCGCAAGGTAATTTACCTTGATTGTTTTTTACATTGGCCATTTGTGGCACGTGGGGTTCTATTTTTTTGTATATTTGAAAATAAAGGTCATATTTTGCGGCAATATGAAGAGGTGTATCTCCTAGAGAGTTTTGTAAATAATTATTATCGGTTAAACAATAGTGTTGGATGTAGTCGTCTAATAACCGATTGTTTTCTTTATACGATAAGGGTATCTGATGCATGCCGATCCGATGAATTAAATAGTGAAGATCGGTGTTTTGTGTGGTGCTGTGTGTGCGAAATCTTTTTTTTTTTGGAAAATAATTCATGATGTTTTGAAAAACGTCTTGGGGAAATTCCATTATACATTTTCTATATTATAATTTATTGAAAATGTACTTATACAATAAAAAATATAATGGTGTTTGGTTATGGAATTGAACCATACTAGATTGGCAATGAATGCTATCTATTACCTTTCCAAACAGTATAGTATATATAAGTAGTCGATCATGTAGTTTATTGACGTGCTAGAAATGCACGATAATTGGACCAATCGTATATGCCTTCCGTAACCGCCATGTGATACTCACATAACGCTTTGTGGTTTGCATAATAATACTGAAACTTGACTATATTGTTTTGTAGATCGGCGCGCTCAAAGTCTATGTGCTTTCGTTCTGCCATGAAGGTATAAAACTCCTGGGGAATTTCTGGAATACACCTAGACGCTACTCTAGAAAATGCAGAAGGTTGCTCCATTTGTATCTTTATATTAAGTTATATAATATAATTCAATTTATGATGAAATGAAACGCTCCGTGCAGGTTTCGATCCTGCTGCCTCGCGATATCTTACCTTACGGTTAACAGTCGCACGCTCTCCCGATTGAGCTAACAGAGCTACTATATATATAATTATCACGTGTGGGGTTCGAACCCACGCTCCCGAAGGAACCAGATCTTAAGTCTGGCGCATTAGACCACTCTGCCAACGTGATGAATGGTGACGATTAGGTCCCCATGTTGACTATTCTATTTATTTTCTCGCGAGAGTGATTCGAACACCCGACCAACGGAAATCTTTTTTACCACTACAGTCCGTCGCTCTACCATCTGAGCTATCACGAGTAATTCACTAAACGATGCTCATGACGGGATTTGAACCCGCGGCTTCCGGCTCATAAGACCAGCACTCTAACCAACTGAGTTACACGAGCGCTTATACTTACCTTTTAGACTATAGTGTTTAGACTATAGTGTTTAGACTATAGTGTTTACACTATAGTTAGAGTTGGCGCAAATGCGGATTATAGTCGCATACACTTGCTAATACACTCTAGTATGGTGGGCAATCTTTAAGTAGTTTCATCGTTAAATGTTATTAATTGTGGTAACCTTTCAGCAAAACAATACTCCATGTCATAGTCGAAGAGAGGTGGTTTATCGATGGGCACGGTATACCATAAAAAGGGTTTCCATTCCACGTGTTGCGAGGTGTATAGTTGATATATATCGTCAAGACACATGGTAGTTATTATGGTTGGTTTTTCGCAATATTGAGTTTTAACGTGGAATACGTTATTAGGAAATTGGGTGTACCACCATCCATATAGTAATTCGTGATGTACTTGTTTGTAGAGTTGTTTTTTTTTAGATATTTCTATATCCCAATAATAATGTATAATTTTTTGTTGAATTTCTGTTGGCATTTTACTAAACATTATGTATTTATAATATATAGTGTTTATATCAATGCACGAATGGCTCATTTACGCTTTGTCGTTTGTATGGGGTGGTATAGATAAACTAGGCGACGATGCCATTGATATTTATGAAGCAAAACATGGAACCATGTTCATGGAATTTGGTAAAATTGTACGATTGGTAGTCATGCTTGTGTTGTTGTTTATACCCGAAAATATTTGGTTGTATGTTTACATTTTTATTTATTCTTTTGGCTATTCTACGGCTATTCCCGATGAATATTTGTCCGATCCTTATGCTAGCGCTTCTTCTTTAGTATTTACTATTTTGTCCGCGGGACTTATCCTGTATCATCGTAAAGAATATTCCCTCATGCCTGTTATTTTTTGTTATATTGTTGCTTTTATTGCGTGTAGTGCTTTTGTGCCCGATGGATTGGTGTCTTTGATGGAATTATGGAAACTGCCTATACCTGCCAAAGTTAAAAATGTATTAAACGAAGAAGTGGGTGTCACTAAACTAATAATTCGAGTTATTGCTTTGATGATAAATCTAGTCGTTATCTTAACCATACAAGCGTATGTTGAAGTAGATGATTTACGCATTGCCAGTAGTGCCTTTTGCATGGCGTGGGTCTCTTATTATGGTATAAGTATTTTAAGTCAGTTGTATCATTTGTTATTGGCACCGCATTATACAAAAAAGTCGGAACAAAAAAATAGAGAGAAAAAAGAGAAACAAGTAAAAAAATATGATCTTAACAATATGGCGTCTCGCTTTCATAAATGTATGAATGTTATCTAACTGTCAACGTCTCATTTGTATGACGCAATTTAACGGATTCAAACAGTTGGATTGGATCAAAGGGATACGCAGAATCTTCGGTGTGCCATAGATTGGCACGATGAAGTACGTTGTAACCCATTATCATATGGGTTTCACTTATCATCTGTAATATTTTTTTTGTTTTGGTCACACGAATGTCATCGCATGTTTTGCGGGTCGCCGAAACACGTGCACGCGTCGATACTTTTTTTTCTGATTGAACGGCGGTAATCTCTTTTTCCATCTCTACAATGTCGTGATAGATGGTTTCATAGAGTCCTACGATCGTCGTTGGGCATGCGCTACGAATGATATCGCCTAGCAACTGATGACTTACGTCTAGTCCCATGGGTTCCTTTTTTTTTGGGTTTGTATCACTGAGCGAAGCACGACACATGGGGCAACTGTCTGTTTCTCGCGCATTTTGAGTAAAACAGGATACACAAAAGTTATGTCCACATGCCGTGGTGACCCGAGCGGCACCTAATTTTTCATAGCAAACAGGGCAGGTTTCTTGAATGGGTGGTTTGATGGATTCGCCTTTGATTGTCAAGTTAAACCATTCTTCTTCTAGTCTTCGCATTTCCTTGGAACCCGCGTCGGTCGCAGGGATGATGCCACGTTGTTCGAGAAAAGAGGTAAACGACATGGTTGTTGACTGGATGTTGCCTTTGTTGTCTTTTTGTGGAAGGGTTTCAATTTATGGAGTTTCAATGATTAATATGGATATATGGTTCTTACCCTACGCTCGTGGGTGATTTTTGCGAGATTGAGATGTTGTTCTGCGCTTCTCCAATAATTGCTATTGCGCTTGTCTTGTTTTTTTTCTTCGGCGGTGGCTTTACGTAGGTAGGGTGCCGGAATGATATAACATTGACCATTGTAGTGTAGTTTAAAGAGCGCCATGGTTTCCAATTGATCGTAGGGGTTTTTTCGCTCTACTATTGCGAGTACTTTGCCTACACGATTGTGTACGCCGTAGGCGTTTTCATCGGTGCAGACAGCAAGAGAGTTTTTTTTCAAGGGCATGTTTTTGCTAGTGGGTTGTATAAGGGGGTTTATGCGTAAAGGCATTTCAATTTATGAAGTGTCTGTTAATACAATAAGTATAATTAAGTTATTATTTTTAACACATCCTAGTGCATATACTGTGGGGACTGCATATATATTATTTATTCTTTATTTACATTTATACGGAGTTATAAATTGAAATAAAAAATATAGTAGATACTAAAGATATACTATATGATGTCATTGCAAAATACCAATGCGCTCACTTTTATGGAACAACTTGATCCAGAAAGCATCCATTTAATAGTAACGGATCCTCCATACATTATTTCCAAAGATTCAGGAATGGATAAACAATATAACCTGGTGCAGGAGGTGGGTGACGGTTACACAAAAACCGAAACGGAGTGGGAAAGTTATAAACAAAAACAGGGGATACAAGGAGATGATAAAAAGGAAAACTATATGCGCTACGGAAGTATTTATGGTAAAAAGTATGCGGTAAAAACTCAATATGGTGATTGGGACAGTGACTTTACGATGCAAGAACTAGAGTTGATTATTGAGCAATACTATAAAAAATTGAAAAAGGGAGGAACGATGATTATGTTCTTTGATCTGTGGAAAATCGGAGAACTGAAAACCATCTTGGAAAAATACAAATTTAAACAAATTCGTTTCATTGAATGGATCAAAACCAACCCACAACCCCGCAACAGCTCGGTGAATTATCTTACGAACTGCCGAGAAATCGCTTTGGTGGCAGTAAAAGGAACTAAACCAACCTTTCATAGCAAATATGATAACGGCATTTATCATTATCCGTTGCAAGGTGGGAAAGGACGTTTTCATCCCACACAAAAAAATCTAGAAATGATTAAGGCATTGATAGAAAAACATAGTAATGAAGGAGATGTGGTATTGGATACGTTTCTTGGCAGTGGCACTACAGCACTAGCGTGTCGGGAGACGGCTCGGACGTGCTTTGGGTGTGAAGTTTCGCCGGAGTATTATGTGAAGATGAATGCGTTGTTAGATCTATAAGAGAAGCGTGTTCAACTATATATTTTTTTGGAATGGTAACACCTAGACGAGGATCTTTGCCTTTTTTTTCGCGATGATATTTGGTATGTAGTTTGGGTAGAATGTACTCTAACACTTTATCGACGGGCATCTTGTATAGTTCTACTATGTTTGCACCTTCGTATCTTGCATAGTAATGATTTTTGTATTTTCCTATTTTTTCTGCTGTTATATATTGTAGTTGTTGTTCCCATGTTGGTTGTACGGATATGCCGTTGTAGGTTGCTTGTATTTGTTTATTTATAGTGGACTTGTATTCGCATTCGCCGTCTTCATCGATAGCATCTGCTCCTGAAAGGGTTGATGCAATTTGATGATCAAGGATGTTTGCCATATGAATTTCGCGAGAACGAGCGTAACTAAAGGGATCCCCCCATTGTTGCTCTTCGCATATTTGGTACATGCGTTTAAATAACTCGGCAAATTCTTGTTGAGGAGTCATGAGTGTGGTTAATATAGAAAAAATAGTTTATTTCATTTCAATTTGTGGTGTATATATATATGAAGCAACGTATAGTGGTATTTCTATACTCAATGGGTTAGCTGAAACAGGTCTTTGTAAAGAGATTTGGCGAGAGATTCGCGTTCTCGCAATTCGTGATCTACAAGGAAGGTTGGGGAGGGTGGCGGAGCTAAGGTCCATGTGCCGGGTCCTTGTTTTTGATAGATTTCGGTGGGAATGCACCAGTGTTCGTTTTCACTAATCCTTTCTATAAAACGTTCTAGGGCACCTTGTTTTGCCTGTTTGGTATGTCGGGTTTTTGGCCAGTACGTGTACCAATCATCTGAGTCTAGTTTGTACTGCCGATTGTATTCGTATCTACGAATTTCTTTTAGGTCCACTATGGTTTCAGCGCCGCCATATTTTTCTAGTTCACTTTGAGTTAAAGGGTTTGGGGTTAATCGAGCGCGTTGAATCTGTGGTTGATAGAATTGGTTGCTTTCTGGGTGGATACATTTACGACCGACTAATGTACCCACTACTATTTGGAGTGGATTAAACTCTTCACTTCTTGGGGGGACTGGGATTGTAGGAGTTCGTTCAAGGGCTTTTATAGGGGAAGGTTTGGCGAAGAAACTTAGTACAAGGTGAGGTGTATGTGCGTGATTGTGGTAGTTGTGGGAAATAGTTTTTAAAAGCTTGTGGATGGTTTGCAGGTAGAGATGTTGTTTTTTTATGTGTTGCATGAGTTGATGCACGTCGAGTAGTTCGTGAAAGAGGAGCCATTTGGCGGGTTTCAAGATGGGCACGTTCGACCGGTAATGGCGGTGCAGGGTTACATGACTAGTGGTTCTTGACGATGGGGATCTTAGAGTTTGTTGTAGGATTTGCGAGTCGTATTGATAAGACTCGGGAGAACGGGAAACACGACACATGCTTCCTCCGGAATATTTGCGCTCTTGGTAGTGTTGTTTTAGAGCGGTGGTTACTTGGCGGATCATGCTATGAGGAGTGTGTTTGTGTGTTTGTCTTTTTGTGATTTTGGTCTGATTTTTTTCAATTTGTGTGATGCACTGGCGAAAGCGTCCGCCTGTTGCTGTTAGGCTTGGGGTTTTATATATCTACTTTATCTATTATAAAAAAATGTTTGTGTATTGTTTTTTGTTATGGGATTTTATTTATATCGTAATGAAACATTTCCAACCTTGATTAGTGTATGCTTGATGGCCTGTGGCATTGTCTCTACGTTTCACCATGCTCGTCGTTATGATGAGCCGGGTTGGGAAAAGGACGCCATTAGAGTAATGGATTTAGGATTTATGTATTATTACGGAACACGCCGACTTTTTTGGTTGGTTAGTGCGGGATTGTTTGGATACGTGCGAAGAAAAAACGATGTGCCATGCGTGCATGCACCTTTTTGCTTTAGCGGGAATAGTAGGGTTATGGTGGACTAACAACCACACTCACAATTAGGTTGCTTGTTGGTCCAGCCTGCTCCGGGGCGATTGAGTGTGATGAGGTGGCGGGGAGAGGGATTAAGTTGAGGATATTTTGTATAAAGGTGGAAGAGGGCTTGCTCTTTTGCCTTGGCTTCTATCATGATGTCTATGGGGGTATTATAGCGAGAAGGAATGTCTAATAGATAGGGGGGAAGGGTTTCCACATAATCACTGTGGTGACCGATGCGACCGCTTCCTTGTTCGCTCACGTGGCATTTGGGTTTTATGTTGCGGCGTATCCAAAAGGGTAGGAGGTGTTTTAGGTAGAATTCGGGAGGGTGAAAGGATTCATCGGGGTGCAGTTGTTGGTAGCAGGCGAAGTGGTGGGTATCAAACACAATGGGGATATTGACTTTTATGGCTATTTTTAGACAATCCTTGATGGAGAAACATTTCTCGCAATTTTCGATCACCAAACGCTTTTGCACATTGGACGGTAAACGATGGAATTGACGACACCATCGCTCTATGGTTTTTGCTTTGTCGCCATATACCCCTCCGCCATGCACTACTATGACGGAATGTTGATCTAGTTCCATGAGGTCTAGCACATCGGCGTGGTATTTTAAATCTTCGCACGTTTGGAGAAACGTTTTTTCGTCGGGGGTGCCCACGACATTGTACTGACCGGGGTGAAAGGTTAGGCGTTGTCCGTATTGTTTTGATTTTCTGCCGATTTCTTTTAGATAGGGAATGGCAAAGTCAAAACTGTAGTCTTCTACTTTAGGATTGGATTTGTGGGGAAACAACTCGCTGCTGAGACGAAATACTTTGATACCGTGTTGCTCGTTCCATTCCATAAGTGTAAGTGTATCTTTGAGATTTTGAATAATTTTTTCTTTTAAGGCGTCGATTCCTTTTTCTTGGATGGATTTAATGATCATTTTCCTAGAGGAAAATACGGGTGGTTTTTGCTGCCGAAGAACGGTATTCATGCAACATAGTCCTAATTGGACTTCCATGGAAGAGTGTTGCTGACGTGGTTGGCAAGACAATAGTAGTCAATTTATGAAAAAGTTATGTAAAGATATAGTATATGCCGCGGAAGTCGTTACACAAGCGAAAGCCGTTACACAAGCGAAAGCCGTTACACAAGCGAAAGCCGTTGCGCAAGTGGACACCTTTTAGACCTTTAACTAAGCGAGAAAAAGGTGTAGTTAAAAAGACGGTTGACTGCTTACAAGAGCATAGAAAAATGTTGGATAAACAAAAAGAAACAAAACGACTCCAGGAAGGGCATAAACGATATATACAAAAATGGGGTTATAATTCATCGTTGAAACATGTAAAAAAAACTAGAAAACAACTTAAACTTAAAGGTGATCAGTTCGCAACTATTACAAAAGAAGAGAAAAAGGCTTATAAGGAATGGGTTAAACAGTTACGCAACAATGATTGTTAACCTTTTGTTTGTATTCTAGAAATAATTTATTTTTATAATACAAATGGGGATACTTTTATCAATTTTATATCGTAGACGACCTACTATAACACCTAATATCGAGTCAGGTACAGTGTCGGATACGCCGTCGGATACGCTGTCGGATACGCCGTCGGATACGCCGTCGGATACGCCGTCGGATACGTGTCTTTCTAATTGCATTTTTACGCCCAAGGGTATTAAATTGGCGTTGCTTATTGGTATTGACTATCAGGGTGATATGACGAGCGGCAATGATTTAAATGGATGTATGAATGATACCATGCGTTTAAAAGACTATTTGCTACAGTGTTGTTATTTTCAAGAACAAGACATTACAGTGTTGTCTAGTCCTAGCGAAACTACTAAAAATTCAATCCAGGGTCAATTACGAGAATTAGTATTTTTTTCTTATAAATATCCTAATACGGAACTATGGTTTAGTTTTTCGGGACATGGGTCTAGTGCGTATAGGGATGTTGAGCAAGACAATCCAAGTGAGGTTATTTGTCCGAGTGATTATAACAATCAGGGAGTTATTTATGATTCGTGGTTAAAAAATCATTTTATAAACCGTTTACATGCTAGCACTAAATTGTTTATTTTAATGGATTGTTGTCATTCTGGGACCAATGTAACTTTGCCTTATCAGTTTACGAATAATGAGGAACGTTTAATAAGGAATCCTAATGTATCTTTATTGGCTACAGTTGTAAAATTGAGTGGATGTCAAGATCAACATAAAAAGGAGTATCAAGGAGCACTTACTACGTGTTTTCTCGCCAAAGCAAATGAATATAATGGTACCCTATTTAGTTTATTGTATGATAATGTAAAACAAGAGTTGCAACATAAGTCATTTCAGCAAACCCCACTGTTAACCTTTTCTCAACTAGGTCTTTCAAAGTGGACATTATTTTAATCGTAGTTTGCGTATGCGAGTTATTTATTTTATTGTAGTATATTTATAAATGAAACGAATAAGTAAAATTATGTTTGGAATTATACTATGTATACTAGTTGTACTTTTGCTTTTGTTGTTGATTTTGATATTGATGATAGGTTTGATGTTACTCTTACTTTTAAACACTGCTAGCGCTAGATTGTTTGATGGAAAAGAAGAGTCATCGAGTAAGACATCGGATGACGATAGTGAACTGTCTTTCCTGGATATACTATATAAAAGGTTATTTCGATGTCAACATATACAATGTAAAACGACTAAGCAACTTATTACTACCAAAAACTATCATATCTATGATGATGCCTCCATAGAATGTATGGTTAACAATCATAGACAATGGTATCAAGAACTGGCGGATCTTATAAACAATAAGAAACCTCTATTGTATCCTTCCATTAGTTACAGTAATAACATAAAAGAGTTAAGTTATTCATTAGTAACTAAAAACGGTTGTATTTACAACTATACATCTCATTTTATAAATGGACCTGGTAATTCGTTATGCATTAATCTATATGATACCTTTTGTTATAAATCAAATGTTATAAGTATATCCGCTACATTTGGAGATAAAATATGGCATTTTCCTTTTGAATGTCTTGTCTCCTTAAGATTGTTTTTAAATAAATATAAGAATCTAGATAATTATTATTTACATATAGAAAAAAAGACAAATTATATTAAACAATGGTTAGAACTTGCCGATATTCCTATTAATTGGGACAAAGTGATTTCTGGTAATGTATTTTGTAAAAAGTTGACGGTGTGTCAGGTGGATCCTTGTGGTAATCCTTCTCTTGAAAGTATTTATTGGTTAAAAAAAAGATTAACCATTCAACCGTCGACTAAGCAGGATTTGGTTGTGTTAATAAAAAGATGTCATACTAGATGTATTAAAAATTTTGATGCATTACAAGAATGCATTAAGAGTTTTGCAAAACAGCGCAACTATACATTGTACATACATGACGATGCTACATTACCTTCCTTAAAACAGCAAATGCAGTTGTTTAGCAGGGCTGCGGTAGTGGTTGGTTCCCATGGTGCTGGTGGAGTAAATTTACTTGGTTGTAAAGAAAATACTTATTTTATAGAGTTGATGGATAGTAGTTGTTTTAATCTATGTTATTCTAGACTAGCATGTCTTTTAAATTTAAAATATTATTGCATGAACACGGTGGATTATACGGTTGATATCCAAGCTATTCAAACTCTTGTTGATTCATTAAAAATAGAATAGGTTTACGGTTGTCATAAGTTTACGGTTGTCATAGGTTTACGGTTGTCATAGGTTTACGCTTGTTCCTGAAATTCTTCTAGTAAATTGCGAACTGGTGGTCCGGGATCCCAAAACGATGCGTTCCACGGGTCGATCTCCTCTTCGTCGTCGGTGTCGTCGTCGCTGTCGTCGCCGGTGAGGTCTATGACTTCGGGTTCATCCGACGCGTATCCATGTAGATAGACGTCTACTATATATTGAATGATATCTTGCAATTTGATAAAGGGTTCTTCTCCCTCGTCGTCGGACTCATCGGTGTCAGGCGGACACACTTTGACCCACCATCCGTTGTGGTCCATGGTGTTTATGTATTGGGTGGCGTATGTGGAAAAATCCTCAGGGTTGTTGATGTTATTTTCTTTGCGCAACTGTTCGACTTTGTCAAAGACAATGATTTGAGATCGGTCGTAGGTGTGGGTTGCCTTGGGACCGATAGTCCAATCGTTTTCGCTGAAGAGATTTACAATGAAATCGTAATAGGTGTCGCACATGGTGTCGCACATTATGTCGCACAAGATATGAGGATTACTTTTGTTGAATTGTAAAAAAGTATTTCAATTTGTGGAAAAGGTTAGTTAGATGCCTCGCGTATTAGATGTAGTTTAACATATATTTTCAGTGTAATATAACTAGCGTATCCTACTACTGTTATGTATAATAATAGTACTAGAATATTAAGTAAGAATGATAGCATGTCTTTGTAGTTTAAGGTATACAATGTTGTATTTTATTTCAATTTATTCAGGTTCTATTTTAGGTATATCATTTATTTGTACATAGGCGTGGATGTATTCCTTGTTGTTGTTAGGATTACTCAGAATATGTAATAGATTATAGGCGATGGTACTATTGTCCACTAGATAAGCAACACTCATGGGTTTGCACAAGTTCCATAGCATGTATAATAATTTTTTTATCCATGGATTACTAGTCACGATAATATAAAATTGAAGATATCGTATAGGGGATGTTTTTAGTTGTTGTATGCGTTGTATATAATTGCGTAATAAAAGGATATTTGGAGTAGTTAGGTTTTCTGTATCAAACAATAAATAAAAAAAGTTCTTTTCTTTGTATTGCTTTTCTAAGAATGTCATGAAGGATTCGTATAGTATATTATCTTTATCTTCCCCATCATCGATGGTTACTACCACAAATGGGTGTTTGTTTGTATCGAAAGTAATTTTCATTAGTATTAGTATTGTTTATATATTTAATTAAATCTAAATTATTAATATATGCAATTTTGTTCTACAAGTTGTTTGATTTCAATAGTATTTTTAGTTTCAATGTTTTATAGGTTAATGACGATGAATAAAGACTTATATGATCAAGGATTTACGAGTACGTTGTCACATGATCAAATGAATAAATATAAAAATATAATTGACGAAAGAAGGAATATATGTATTCAAGGATATCTTTTAGGATTTTTTATTGCCGTGCTACAGATCGTGGGTAATGTGTATATGAAGAAGCAAAAAATGTCAAAGATGTCAATGGCATGTATAATCGCATCAACCGTGTTCGTGGTTCAATATTTTTATTATATATTGTCACCTAAATCTGATTGGATATTGTTACATTTGGATACTGCCGAGCAGAAAGAGAAATGGTTGAGTATTTACAGATCTATGCAGTATAATTGTCATATAAGTGTAGCGTTGGGTATAGTGGCGGCGGGTGCGTTAGCATATTCTTTTTGTTAATTACAATACCAATGAGTTTATGTGTGCGGAGCACAACGGTGTGTAGGTGCTTTCGCACAACGGTGTGTAGATTATATTTTGATTAAAGAAATAGCGAGAAAAAGAGAAGATGGATTTGCTTGTTTTTGCTCGAAAGCGTCCGCCTGCTGCTTTGAAGCTCGGGGAGAGCGGCAGCTGTGTATACTGTGCAATCTAGCCAATCAGCGTCCGCCATTCCGCCGCCGCCTGCTGCTTCCCGCCGCCGTTGACCAATCAGCATCGAGTATACAGGGAAATCTAGGAATCCAAGGGAAACGAGAAACCGGTGAGAAAACGAGATCCCGGTGAGGCGAATTTTACCCTCCCATGGTGTCTCTATTTGCAGCAGACATGGTGTCTCTATTTGCAGCAGAGATGGTGTGTCTATATGGTAGCGCCATGGTGTCTCTATATGCGGCAGACACGGTGTGTCTATTTGGTAGCGCCATGGTGTCTCTATATGCGGCAGACATTGTGTGTCTATTTGGAGTGGACATGGTGTCTTGGTTGACATGGTCTCCGACGGTACAACAATAAATATCATTTGTGGAAGAGTATACTACAGAAATGATATGTGGTGGGGGGCGGAGCACAACGAGGAGGGCGGGGGATTCTACATCCAAGTTGATAATAGAAATTAGCGAGAAAAAAAGAAGATGGATTTGCTTGTTTTGATGGAAACGTGGCGAAAGCGTCCGCCTGCTGCTTTTTAGCTCGGGGGGTGGGGACGCGGAACGTTCTCGGAATGTTCTTTTGAGGGCTGAATCTAGCGAGCCAATCAGCGTCCGCCATCTAGCAACAGGCGGATGCTTGCCAGCGGATGCTACCTTCCACTATAATACTACGGAACGAGTGTTTAAGGCAAACGAGAAACCGGTGAGAAAACGAGATTCCGGTGAGAAAAAATTACACCATATATAAGAGATCTAATAAGCGCTGCCATGAGAACTCTAATCGGCGGGAGCATGGTGTCTCGGGATGCATGACCTCCGGTGGTACAACAATAAATATTATTTGTGGAATGAAGTATACTACATAAATGATATGTGGAGGGGGGCGGAGCACAACGATCGGAGAGGGATTTCTATATCAAAGTTGGAAAGAGAAATTGGCGAGAAAAATAAGAGGCAAATTTGCGTGTTTTGATGGAAAAGGGGCGAAGGCGTCCGCCTGCTGCTTTTTAGCTCGGGGGGTGGAGACGCGGAACGTTCTCGGAATGTTCTTTTGAGGGCTGAATCTAGCGAGCCAATCAGCGTCCGCCATCTAGCAACAGGCGGATGCTTGCCAGCGGATGCTACCTTCCACTATAATACTACGGATTGAGTGTTTAAGGCAAACGAGATTACGGTGAGAAAACGAGAAACCGGTGAGAAAACGAGATTACGGTGCTGATTTTTCTCGCTATTTTTGTTATTATATACTACACTAATGCTATCTGATTCACTACGATCACGGTGCTACTTTCTAAATCAATGTTGGAAATAGAAATTAGCGAGAAAATAAAGAAGAGAAGTTGTGTGTTTTTGATGGAAAAGGGACGAAGGCGTCCGCTTGTTGCTTTTTAACTCGGGGGAGTGGGGGGTGGGGACGCGGAACGTTCCCGGAATGTTCTTTTGAGGAGGGAAATCTAGCGAACCAATTATACCAACTGGCGGTGAATTGCCACCCGACGCTAGATCTGAATTTGTTTTTGAGGGGGAAGGGACACGAGATTCCGGACAGAATTTGAGAGGACGGGGAGAAAAAAATAGACCATACATAGGATGACTATTAAGCGCAAACCACGGTTAAGACATCCGGGGCGACAACTATGACTATCTTATTGGGGGGGGGGACCCGGTTTAATGTCGGTTGCGGGTTGATTGGAGGGATTAAGGACCAGACCCGATCCTTGTCTATTGACCACAATAATTACACGAGGCGACAAACGTTCTCCGAATGGGACGATGGAGCAGACTGCCCATCCTTGTTAAGTAGACTGT